GCCTTGTATAGGAGAATCTTTTTGGGAGGTGGATTTTGAAAACGAAATCGCATTTTGTAAGCTTCGATTTTTCCCGGGCAGGCACTTTGTTCAAACAAAGGCTATTATCGTGCCTGGGTATAAGCTCTCTAGTGTGAGACAGATGAATTATGGAGGTCGGGCGGTTCGTTTATCTAACGGAGAAAATGTCGAATCGCTAAGTTGCGGATTATCGCTTCCTGTTAATGCATCTACTATAGAGGTTGAACTCGCAATAGCTCCAATCCCAAGGACTCAGTTCGAAATCATAGTCGAGCTTCAACGAAATGAAAAATCTATTTCTTACGTCGTTCAAGAAACTCTTTTGCAAGGCAAATAATCGTAATTATTGTCCATGCGGTAGCGTTGAATAATAAAACAAGTACGATTAACGTTTCTAACCATTCCATCTTTATTCCCTATAAAAGCGCATTCAGGTGCCCTCGATTTGGTGGCCATTTGTCGTTCCGTCACTTCTCGTGATCTTGACCGCGTTGAGGCAACTCTGATTCAGCGGTACCGTCCTCGTTGCAACGAAGTGGTTCCCCGCTAACGGGACAAATAACCGCGTCGAACGCCGTCCACGCTGCGGCGATTGCGTAAATCAAACGCACGTCGTCGTGCGTGGTTGGCGTTACCACCAGGCGCTTGTCGATTATTTCAACATCCATTGTTATCTCCTTTCGAAAACCCATCTAAGCCCTCTCGGTGGAAAGGGCTTAGATCGGCTTTCGATCAGGGCGCGGCTGCGCATCGTCTGCGCTCAGGCCGCTCGGGACGTGCGTCCTCTGCTTCGTTTCAGCTGATCCTGATCTAGCTCGTGGGGCGTGTGGCGATCGTCCGTCGCCATCGAGCATCCGTCGCTTTCAGGTGGTCCCCATCCCAACCGCACTGGAAGATACCCTCCAGCCGTCCTGCGTACTTTTCATGCGCGACCTTTGCGACTACCGTTCTGAGCTGTACTGCGCGTCGCTAGACCCTTCTAGCCAACGGCGCAGCCGCTTCTCAGGCGGTCCCCGACACAGCTAAGTGCCGAGATTCGATGCCCTTCCCATCTACGACCGTAAACCAAACTGGTTGGTTTTGGTGTACGAGTATTAAACCATAACGGGTTATTAATGTCAACCATTTTCTAACCCATTTTGGTTTGGTTAGGGTTTGTACCTAATTTCGGGCGCAAAAAAAAGCCCGGTTGGTGAACCGGGCTTCTTCGAAGGTTTGTTAGTGATGCCTAGAGCGCAGAACCGTTGTAGACGTATACGACTCTGCCGATGATTGTGGTTTGCTCAAGCGTTGGCTTGTCAATAATTTGAGGGTGATAGCGTTGGTTGTCTGAGAGCATCAAGATTGAGCCGTCAAGATTCCTCTGTAGCCTCTTTATAAAGAGTTGTCCGTCTGCCATAAGGCAATAAATGCCGTCCGTCATGATGCGCGTTTGCGACGTATCCACGACACAGAACGCGCGGTCGCAAATTGTCGGTTCCATTGAATCCCCGTGGGCGTTGACGACGTGCAGCCCGTTTGGCGACACGACGCCCGGCAGTGTTCTCAAGAAGTCTGGAGCCATGTCTATACCCCCAACAATAGAGACTAGACCTGTTTCGGCTCCGTATCCACACGAGGCTTCTACGTCCAGTAGTGGGATTGAATACCAACCGTCATCTGGCTTTGCGTTGCCAATCTCTGAGACGCGGACAAATTCATTGTCTGTCTGGTGATCGAGTACCCCTGGCTCTAGTCCTAGCTTGATCTCGAGTTCTCGTGCGATTTTTGTGCCGAAACTTTTTGAGCCGGATAGCATGCCGCCGATTTGCTGAGGGGTTTTGCCGACGGCTTCTGCAAAAGCTACTTGGGACGGGTAGCTTGAAACGATTTTCTTTAAGTTGCTTCGGCGGGTACAGGTGATGTCCTGCATAAGGAGTTCCTCCCCGGTGTTGTCGTAACTCCAATTATCAACCAATCAAAGTTATAGGGCAATTTAAAACAAGGGTAATTAATGATGCGCGATATAACCTGTGATGGGTTATGAAATGGTGTACACTACGGGTTGTAAATAACCCAAACTGAGGGATACTCACATGTTACCCCGTGCAAACGCATACCTACGCTCGCTCCGAAAGATCGAGCGCTCCGCACTCGCAGATAGGTGCGGGATCAAGCTCACGTCACTAAACAACGTGATCTACGGAAAGCGGTTATCTGTCGCCCTTGCTTGCCGGATTGAACGTGAAACCGGCGGTGCGGTGACACGACGTGAACTGCTTCCAGAAGTTGATTGGGACCTGCTCTCTGGAACTTCTTTAGATCGAGCGCTGGCGGAAAGCCGCTGAGGTCAATATGAGTTACGAGGCTATGCACAGAGTTAGAGCGTCTGGCCTGACTGATCGGACACTGGTCGACGTGCTTGAAGCCCTCGCGTTTTTCCTGAACAAGGAGACGGGGGCTTGCTTCCCGTCAACGGAATCTATTGCTCGCATCTCGCGCGTCAACGATCGAACTGTTCGGATCACCCTGAAAGCGCTTCATGAGCAAGGGCTTATCTCGTCGACTCAGAAAGCCGGCCAAAAGAGGTACTTCACGTTAAACCTTGATCGCCTTCCTGAGCCTGCACCCCTGCAAGAAGTTACAGGGGTGCAAGAAGTTACAGGGGTGCAAGAAGTTACACCCCTGCAAGAAGTTACAGGAGGGGGCTGTAAGAACTTACAGGGGACCCCTGTAAAAACTTACAGGGAACCCCTGCAAAAACTTACACCCGAACAAGGAATTAACAAGGAATCTAACAAGGAAGAGGAACAAGGTAGCTTGCCCGCGCAAGCGCCGTGGGAAACCGATCAACTTAGCGCCGACGTTAAGAGGATCGAAAAGCCGAAGAAAACCGTTGACAGGGGATCGCGACTCTCAATCACAGAACTCCCTGACGACTGGAAGGCTTTCGCCGAACAGGAAGAACCTGACCTTGATCCTAAGCGTCTCTTTGAAAACTTCAAGGATTACTGGAACGGACTCTCTGGAGCTAAGGCAATCAAAAAGGACTGGAAGGGCACTTGGAGAAACTTCGTCCGCAGCTTCCATAACGCCGAAGACTGGAAACGTCGACCGATGCTCAAACGTGCACCTACTCACTCACCTTCTCGACCCGGTCAGTTCGTCGAGAAAAAACAATCCGAACGTGACTACTTTGACTGGTAAACAATGACTACTGACATCACCACAAAACTCAAGACGGCCTTTGCCGCCCCCGCTTCGAAGGAGGTTACGTTCGAATGCCAGATTCACGGCGTCCAGACGTACACCACCTATCAGCGTCGCGACGGCTCTTGGGCTGAGCCGTACTGTCCGGAATGTCGACGAATTGAGAAGGAGCGCAACACGCTGCTTGCAGAGATGCAGGCGGACGCGAAAGAGCGCGCCGTTGGATTGACTCGTGCGCTTCACTGCGAAAGGCCGCTGGACTTCGACGTGCCTTGCTTCGCCAACTATCAACCTGAGACGCAGGAAGAAGAGCGCAACCTGTCCATCTGCCGCCGCTTTGCCGAGCGGTTCACGGAACGTGAGCTTGAGCGAGAGAGGGCGCATAACGCACAGGAACCGGATTGGCGCTCTAAAAACTCCATGGGTCTTCTGCTCTTCGGCAACTATGGCACGGGCAAGACGCACCTCGCCTACTCGATCCTGAAAGAGCTCGATCGTCAGGGGCTGCCTGGGTACTACATCACCATTCCAAATCTTTTTTATCGCATCTCAGATCGCGTCAATCGCATTGACGTTGCTGACGTTCTTGGAAAGCTCTGCATGGTGTCCTGCCTCGTACTTGACGAAATTGGCGTGCAGTCCGGTGATGCAGACGAGAAGAAGTGTCTCTACCAGATCATTGATGGTCGCATTAAAAACGGTCGCCCAACCATTCTCGTCACGAACCTCGACCGCTCCGAATTGGAAAACCTTTTGACTGAACGCGTAATTTCTCGCGTCATCCAGTCGTCTTACAGGCTTTTCTTTACCGGCCGTTGCCGACGTGAACAGCCCCACCTTCCTGCAGAGGAGGTGTTCTGATGGATCAGACAGTTTTGACGGTTGAATATATGAACGAAAGAAACAGAGCCTTGACCAAGGCAGGTGAGGGCATTGTCGCCGCTCGCAAGAGCCTCGATCAACTCGAAGAAGCCCTGAGAGGAACCGTCTCGGGCAAGTTTCCCGATATCGGCCATGTGGCAGACACGACGCACAGGCTTCGTGAAGAGATCGACCAGATTCTGATCGGCCTGGTTGAGTCGAGCATGGTTAAGCCAGAAAGGAGGCTTTGATGATCCTCGATGAGTTCACCGGACGCAACTGCAAGCGCACCGAATACATCGACGCCCGCGGACGGCACTGGATTGTGCGCACCGACCCCGTGTTCGTAGAACGCCGCCTCACCGGCTACGAGACGACGCTGCTACTCAAGCTCGAGCACTGCAACGTCCCACATCGCCGCGCCACCAGCGCAACGAAAGAACGCGCATACCTCAAGCACGATGGATTTGTCGCACGGCTACAGAGGGCTGAAGCAGATCAACTCAACAAAGCCATCTATCCATAAGGAGAAACAAATGAAACGACAAGACTTCGAGCGCTTTTTGAATGAACGTGCGCACGGCGTGACTTGTGCCGTCTGTGGCCGTCAGGACTGGATGATGAATGTGAACGAGGAAAACGAAAACATTCTCATCATGTGCAGTCACTGTGGCCACGTCGTCTCGTTCAATCGTAACTATGTGGAAACGCTACTAGGTGAGGCCGAAGCCGAAGACCTTGGAAGCGATGGCTCCAATAACAACGGTAGCAATGCCGATAAGCCAGTTGACTGTCGTCTTGCTGACCTTCCCGTCGACTCTGGAGCTGAGCTCGGTAATTCGTTCTGCGGTTCGTCTCTCGGATTCCTTGATCGAGTTCGAAAGACGATTCTCAACTTCGTCCGTATGGTCAAGGTAAAGCTTTACCCACTGTGAATCGTCAGTTTTTGCCATGAATTTGTTCCTCAATAAACGATCGATCAAAGAACTCGAGACGCCCGCAGTGGTTGCAACGAAGAATGATGCAAGAACTCAAAAGGTCTTGTTCATCTTTTCCGGCTTGCTGATCAGTGGATTCTTTTGGCTGTTGGCCACCAAATTCCGTAATGAGTTCGCCCAAGGCGGCTTGAAGATCCTGGCGATAGCCTGTGGCTACGTTGGTTTCTCTAACCACGCCGTCGTCAACCTTCAGGTACCAATCGGTGGACTTACAGATGGGGCACCGCATGCCGTTCGCACGTTCGTTTAGGAACTTCGTTAATTCGTCAATTGTCAATTTCAATTTCTCCGTGAGTTGGTTGATGGTTTGTCTGGGGAGACACCGTCAATCATCTCACGGGGAATCTCAAAACTAAACAGGAAGAAACGATGAGTGAACTCAAAGATGAAGACTTTCAGCCGGTCGAAGTCAAGGGCAAGGAAAACCTCCCAGCTATCGGCCAACGATGCCTTTTCATCCTGCGCTCTTGGAAGGACAAGCCCGTTTGCGCCAACTTCCGCGTTTACGGGTACCGCGATGACAAGCGCACCATCTACATCCCGCTCCACAAAACCAAGCTGAACATTCTCTGCGTCAAGAGCTGGCACGTTGAGCCGGGCGCTCTTTTCTATGACGGCAACCTCTAAGGACCACACATGAACCTCTTTACTCCAACCGAAGAAACCAAGGTCAAACACTTGCTCTCCACGCTCGATGACGCGGAAACGCAAATCTGCATTCTGGCTAACAACCAACGAGGCCGCCACAACTGGGAGCGCACGGACGCTCGTAAGAACGTCGTCACTATCCTCAAGTCCATTCGCAAGCAAGCAGACTCGCTCATCAGGCACATGGACAAGTCCGATAAGGAAAGGCTGAACGTATGAACAAAATGGTTCTCGCACTCGGACGAATGAAGTCCGGCCAGATGAACCGCACGGAGGCGGCTTATGCAACCACGCTAGAGGCCGCCAGAAACGCGCAGGAGATCGTCTGGTATGCCTTTGAAGGCGTCACCCTTAAGCTCGCCGATGGATGCCGCTACACGCCCGATTTTGCCGTTCTACGAGCTGATGGCGTTATGGAGATGCACGAGGTCAAGAGCTACTGGATCGGAGATGCCAAAACGAAGATCAAGGTAGCAGCCGAGAAGTTTCCGTTTGTCTTTAAGGCCGTCTACAAACAATCCAAGAAAGACGGCGGCGGTTGGAGGATTGAGGAGTTCTGATGATCACGAAAGAGCAAGAACAGCGACTTCGAAACTGGGTACGAGCAAACCGCGAATGCCCGAAGGCCAAGAAAGGAGCTACGCAGGTTTTCTGCGAGTCCCTTCGGTACTACTACGATCGACAGCCGGAAGAAGGGGAACAGCTCCCGGTAATGCGTCCGCTACCAGCTACTCGCGGCATTGACCTGGCTGATGCCGATCTGTTGGATGCGGCGTACCGAGACGAGCGCATGACCTCTGTAAACAGGGACGTTTTGCGCCTTCACTACTGTTGTTTTGTGTCGCCGAACACCATTGAGCACAAGCTTTCTCTTGGGCATAAAACCTTTCAGAGGCATAAAGAACGCGCAGTATCTCAGCTCTTCTCTATCGTTGAAACTCTCAGCGAAACAGTGGTAAAATAAAGAATATTGACGAGCAGTTGGCTCACGGTTTGACTCCGCAGCTCCCGAAATGGGAGCTTTGTCATGTCCGAAAGAAACGAACCCGCAAGCAAAAGCAAGCGGGTTTTTTGTTATCGTTTCTTTTTAGTTAGACATTCCATTAAAACGCCGTCTTTGAACCTGGTCATATTTGAGAAATCAAATTTGCCGTTTGCCAAATATGGGTTCTTCGGTTTGGGAGGCGTTTTAGGTTGTGAAGTCTGGGGTTGGGTGGTGTTCTTTTTTTTGCTTTCGCTCATAAGTAGGTTAAGCAGAAGAACAGAACGCCTGAGAGTGCCCAGTAGATTGAGTGGCGGATGCTGGTTGCCATCGATCTCAAAAGGCGACCCCGGCGATCTGCTTGACTCAGTGCCTCGTCGAGACGACGATTGATGTCAGTAAGGGTTTGACGCTTTAGCGCATACAAATCCTCTGCTAGAAAAGCGTCCGTTTCTAGCGATTCAAATTGCTTGTTTACGTTTTCATATACCTCCTTGAACGCGGTCCCGGTACATGCCGAAACTGCGGTTAATAAAACTTCAATCGATAGCCACGAGGCTTTGAGAACGAACAACGGCGCAAGAAGACAAAACAGGCTGCCTTGTTCGAGAAAAACGTAGTCTTTCAACATGAGGCCGAGGCCGCAACGATCGAACAGCATCACGTAGCCAGATAACGTAATGAACGATAGCCACATGTAATTTCTGGCCAACGAGAGCTGGGCGTTGTAGCTGTCTACGATGTAACGCTTCAATGCACCGTCGGTCAATGTGAGGTACTGGCTCAACAGGGCATGAGCCGCGTCTGGAATCTTAGGGAGAGTTGCTGATGGAGTGGATTCTTCTGGCACTTTTAGCCTCATGGCCGTTCTTTAATGATTGAAGAACATTGTAGTTGCTTGTGTCCTTAAACTTCATGGCATCCGAGACGGGTGCCTTTTTTATTGCCCAAAATCCTCGGAGGAACCGTGAGATTCGTTGATGTAGTCTGCCGGTTCTATGACGGGGCCGCGGACTTTAAAGAAGAGGATCATCCGCGCGATGGAGATGGCAGGTTCACAACTTCTCGTTTGCAAGCGTCAAAAAAGTCAACCAAACAATTTAGGCGTGAGCATGTATCAAAGTCGATCAAAGACTTTTATGGAGAAGAGCTGAAAGGTCGTGGTCTAACTGGGAGAGAGGCAGTTTCCAAACTGGTTCAAGAACAACGAGGTCACATCAAGGCGGCGTTTCATCGAGAGGACATTGGAGACATTGACCTAGTGTGGGGAGATCCGATCGCGGGACTGTGCCACGTGTTCTATCGCAGGATTCAGAAAAAACAGGATGTGCAAAAAGTCATAAATAACATCTCGAACACGATCGCAAACGGGAAACGAAACCCGTCAAGAGAGGACGATAGGAGTTATGTGATTGAACACGGAACGGTTCGAGTGATGATATCGAAAAGTTTCAAGGAAGATGGCCGGGTTCGATTGATGATAAGTGCATACGAGCCGGATGGAAGACCTGAAGGCGGGAAAAAAGAAAACCTCCGTAGTTAACGGAGGTTCTCAACTTGAGCATCACAGGTGCGGTGCCGCTGACCTGTGTTTCACCCGCCGCCAGACTTCGCAAACGGAACTCTTAGTTCAATCTCATCTTAATCGAAAACCGCTGATAGCACAAGCCACGGCGTCATATTTTTAGGGAGGTGTTGGCTTATGACGAAAGAACAAACCAAGGCCGCTCCTAAAAAGATGGGGCGTCCAAGCAAGTACACAGAAGAACTGGCTCGAAAGATCTGTGACTTGATCCGTGAAGGCAAGTCTGAACGACAGATCTGCAAGATGCCTGGAATGCCTTCATTCGACGCATTGAACGATTGGAAGGCGAAGTATCCTGACTTTCTCCACCAATCCGCGCGCGCGAGGGAGGAGAGCGCTGAGAAGTTCAATGACGAACTCCTCGACCTCCAAGACGAACTCAACGACCAGTTGCAGACGCGTCTCTCAACCGGCGAGGACTTTCCGAAGGGTGCGGTTGAAGCCTACAAGGTGCTGATGCAGGAAAAAGCCCGACAGGCTGCTTGGCGTGATGATTCACGCTACGGCAATCGCAAGACCGTAAAGGTTGATGCGACTGAGGACGCCAAGGGCATGGCTGAGGTTTACGCAAAGATGTTGGAGGCTCAGAAGGATGGCTGATCCCTTCCGAGAGATCTGGAGGCCGCATAGATACAAGGTCTTCTACGGCGGTCGAGGATCAGGCAAATCGTGGGCAGTCGCGCAGGCCCTTATGGTCATGTGCGACATGGCGAACATCCGTATCCTGTGCTGTCGTGAGATCCAGAATTCAATCAAAGACTCGTCCTATCAAATCTTGAGGGACACGGCAGAGCGTCTCGGCATATCGGGGCGCTTTTCCTTTTTGGAGTCTGAGATTCGCCACAAGCTGACTGGCTCGCGATTCATCTTCAAGGGCTTGCTCAGAAATGAGCAGTCTGTGAAGTCAACCGAAGGCATCGACATTTGCTGGGTTGAAGAGGCACAGACCGTCTCCGAATCCTCATGGGAGGTTCTGATTCCGACCGTTCGTAAGCAGGGTTCAGAGATCTGGGTAACGTTCAACCCTCTGAATGCCGATGATCCGACGACGAAGCGCTTCATTGAGAATCCGCCTCCAGAAGCCTACGTGCGAAAGATCAACTTTGATGTGAATCCGCATTTTCCGCCCGAGCTACGCGCTGAGATGGAGCATGACAAGGCTGTTGACTTTGAGAAGTACCTCCACATCTGGGAGGGCTTTCCGCGCACCGTGTCGGATGCTCAGGTGTTCAAGGGACGCTACAGCGTAGAGAGCTTTCCTGACGATCTGTGGAAGAAGGCAGACCGCTTGTTCTTCGGTGCCGACTTTGGCTTTGCCAGAGACCCGAATACGCTCATCCGGTGCTTCATGTACGACGGAAAGCTCTACATCGACTATGAGGCGTATGCGGTCGGCGTTGAGATTGATGAACTGCCTGCGTTCTATAGAACCGTTCCAGAGGTCGACAACTGGCCGATTCACGCTGATGCGGCTCGACCAGAAACCATCAGCTACCTTGCGAATCGTGCGAACCCGCCGTTCCGCATCAGTGCTGCCAGCAAGTGGCAGGGAAGCATCGAGGACGGCGTTGCCTACCTGAAAAGCTTCGAGAAAATCATCGTTCATCCGCGATGCAAGCACACTGCGGACGAATTCAGGCTTTACAGCTACAAGGTCGACAAGACGACTGGAGAGGTCCTTTCGGTCTTTGTTGACAAGAACAATCACGCCATCGACGGCATTCGCTACGCACTCGATGGATACATCACCAAGCCGGGCTTGTCCAAGTGGGCTCGCCTTGCGCAATGAGGAGCATTATGCGAAACAACAAACGAGTCGGACGGCGCACTCAGCGTTTTGCCGACGGCGTGAGCAATGCGCTTCTGCGCATCGGGCCGAACACGCAGAACACCTTCCAGAAGACGCGGTACATTCCCGAGTTCAAGTCCATGGAGCGCAATCAGCTCGAGTGGGCGTATCAGGGCTCGTGGATCTGCGGTCTGGCTGTTGACATCATCGCCGAAGACATGACGCGTGAAGGCGTGGATATCAAGGCAAGCGATCCGTCTGTGGTCGACAAGATCAATACCCAGATGGACGATCTTGGCGTTTGGAACTCTCTCTGCGACGCGATCAAGTGGTCTCGCCTCTATGGCGGTTCTATCGCAGTCATGCTCATTGACGGTGACGACATGAGCACGCCTCTCGGCAAGATTCGCCAAGGCTCCTTTAAGGGCTTGTGTGTCCTTGATCGATGGCAGATTGATCCGACGCTTGGCAGCACCGTTCAAACGCTCGGTGCGGACTTCGGAAAGCCTGAGTATTACACGATCATCGCGGGGTCTAGCGAAATCTCGATCCCGTCTCAGCGCGTTCACTACTCACGTGTGATCCGCTTTGAAGGTCGACGCCTGCCCTACAACCTGCGACGCGCTTACGGCGGCTGGGGTGCTTCCATCCTCGAGACCGTCTTTGATCGAATCTCCATGTTCGATCTGGCAACGGAAGGCGCGGCACAGCTCTTGTCGAAGGCGTACCTGCGCTACTACAAGGTTGAAGGCTTGAGGGACATCCTCACGAACGATCTTGCCGCCAAGGGCTTCCTGAAACAGATGGACTACATCCGCATGTTCCAGGGCATCGAGGGCATGACCATCGGCGATTCGTCCGACGACTTCCAAACGATGCAGTACACGTTTACGGGCATTCCTGAAGTCATGCTCCAGATTGGTCAGCAGATCTCTGGTGCAATCGGCGTACCTCTTGTGCGCCTCTTCGGTCAATCTCCTACGGGTTTCAACTCCACTGGTGAAAGCGATCTGCGCACGTACTACGACAACGTCAAGCATGATCAGGACAGCGATCTGCGTCCGGGCATGAAACGCTTGCTCAATGTCATGTACGAGAGCGAGATGGGGACGCCGCCGGGTGACGACTTCAGCTTTGAGTTCAAGTCTCTTTGGCAGATGACGAACGAGCAGAAGGCGCAGGCCGCTACGGGCATGGCCGGGGCGATCATTCAAGCCCTTCAGGCGGACGCTATCACTCCGTCTGTTGCCATGAAGGAGCTTCGCAAGCTTTCCGATGTGATCGGACTCTTCTCGTCAATTACCGATGAGGACATTGATGAGGCGGAAGAGGCGGACAACGGTTTGATGCCGCCGACTTTTGGAGGACTGAATGAAGGTCAAATCGAAAACGGCGTTTCGGGAGCCGACGAAAACGGCGAACCTAAACCGCTGGTACCGAAAGCGCCTCTTGCAAATCGCGAAGCAGGTTGACCTGATCGCTCGTGAGTTCGAAGAAGAGACCGATCTTTTCGTTGCGGTCTCCCAGATTCAAAGGCGGCTCTTCTCGTATGAGGACTCGCTGAATGCCTATGCACTGGACATCGCAAGCGTCATGCTCAAGCGAGCCGATCAGGCTGACTACGACACTTGGCTACGAGTTGGCGAGGGAATCACGAGGGCGACACGCAAGCGCCTTCGTTCTCCTGCCATCGCAAACGAGTACCAGCGCATGCAGGCAGAGCAGGTTGATCTGATCAAGACAATCCCGCATGAGGCCGCCATGAAGGTTCATGAGTGGGTCAGGTCCGGTTTGGCAAACGGGCAGCGTTTCCCTGAAATCGCGGCTCGCATCAAGAACGAACTGGGTGCAAGCACGGAGGCCCGTGCCATTTGCATCGCACGAACGGAGACGGCTCGAGCACGATCCAACTTCACGCAAGCTCGAGCAAAGGCTGTTGGGTCAACCGGTTACATCTGGCGAACGGTAGGAGACGGAGCTGTGCGAGACATGCACGCTCGCCTTGATGGGACGGTTCAACGGTGGGACTCGCCGCCGATCTGCGAGGTCGGAAAAGGCGGAACGCCTGTTAGAAGTCATCCAGGGTGCGTATGGAATTGCAGGTGTTTTCCCGAACCACTGTTCTCCAAAACGGGGTATGAAAAATGAGATTCAAAGATGGTGCTGAGTTCTACACCGTCGAACAGTTAAGCCCTCGGCGAGAGAAAACGCCTGAGGGCTTTTTGCTGTGCAAGGACGTGCCGATCAGTCGTGTCGGCGAGTTCGACTACACGCCGCTTGAGACTGGTATTGCAGGCAAGGGCGGAAAGGTAGTTATGAGCCGTTCTGAGGCGGAACTATTCAAGCCCGAGACGATGGCGAGCTTTGAGGGCAAGCCGGTCGTCATCGGGCACGGTCAGTTTGCTGATCCAGACAACTGGAGAAAGATCAGCATCGGACATGTACAGAACGTCAGGCGAGGAGAGGGGGATCAAAGCTCCCTTCTTCTCGCCGACTTGCTCCTCCAAGACGCCGAAGGCATTCGGCTTGTCGAGGAAGGCCTGCTGACGGAGGTGAGCTGCGGCTATGACGCCAAGGCCATCGATGACGGCAACGGTCGGGGGCATCAGGAGGGCATCGTGGGCAACCACCTCGCCTTGGTAGAAAAAGCTCGCTGTGGCGAGATTTGCAAAATAGGAGATGGTTTTATGAAACCAAAGTCCTGGAAGAACGCTCTGCGTCGCTTTTTCAAAGATGGCGACGAAGAGGGTTTTAACGAATGCCTCGATTCGGTCGAGGCGAATCCTGTAGGAGATGACGGTCAGGGCGAACCTGCTCCGGCTCCGACCGCTGAGGAACGCCTTGACGCGATCGAGAAGTCCGTGGCGGCCTTGACCGAAAAGGTCACTGCGATGGAAAAGCCGACCGCTGACGAAGAGCCTCCCGAACCCCAAGAGGGCGCGGAAGGCAATGAAGGCGGCGAAGCCGATCCTGACGCTGAAATCGTCGCTGACGAAGAAGTCGAGCAGGTGATGGCTGACGCTGACGAACTCGCACCGGGTATCGCGAAGCCGCAGGGTGATGGCGAAGGCGGCAAGTTCACTCGCGGTCTGGTCGGTCGCATCAAGCGCAATGCCCTGAAGCTTTCAGGCAATAAGACGTTTGGCGACTCCGCCACGCTTGACGGTCAGGCTCTCGATGTGGCCTTCAAGGCGGCTGTTCTTCTGGCTCGTTCCAAGAATAACCCGACGGCTCGCGGCTTTGGTGACGGCGGTCAGCAAACGCCCGCTCGTCCGTCCAATGCCGAACTCAATACCAAGTACAAAACCTTCTGGGAGGGCAAGTAATGTCTCAGTTCATCGGTACCTCGATGCCGCGCGGCTTCGCAGGTGAAATCACTCGCGGCTTCTTTGACTTCACGACCGAAGTCCACAAGAACAACGGTACGGTCAAGGCTTTCGGCGTTCCCGTCAAGCTCGACGGCCAGACCGTTGCCGCTACGACGGCCAACACGGATGCGGTCTACGGCTTTGCCGTCCGCGAATACGGTCAGGTGGATGCAGCAGGCGTCCAGGAGGCCGACATTCTGACGGTTCTCCGTCGCGGCTACATGGTCGTCAAGACGGCTGGCGGTACGCCCGCTCTCGGCGGCACCGTCTACCTCAAGACCGACGGCACGATCACGGCTGACAAGGGCACCAACACGGCTATTCCGGGTTGCACCTTCATGGGCGCTGCTGACGCCTCCGGCCTTGTCGAAATCGCTTTCAACATTTAAGGAGTGAAACATGCGCTTCACTGATGCAGAAATCTCTTCGACCGGCGCTTTTCTCGTCGGCGAACTCGAACGCCTCGATCAGGAGCTGTACGCTCCGCTCGCTGATTTCACGTGGTCTCGTGACATTGACCTTCGTGAAGACGTGACCATTGCTGACGAGGTTACGTCCTTCATGCTCGCCAATTACGCGGGCGGCTTTGGCTCGATCGGCGGCTCCGGTAAGTCTTGGATCAAGGGCATGGACACCACCCCGGCCCGCGTCTCCGTCGAAACGTCGAAGGTCACGACGCCGCTTACCCCGTGGGGCATGGAAGTGTCCTACTCCATCTTTGAACTTCAGAAGGCCATGCAGGTCGGTCGCCCGATCGACGTTCAGAAGTATGACGCCATGAAGTTCAAGCACCAGCTCGACATTGATCAGCAGGTCTACATGGGCGACGAAGGCATTGGCGTCAAGGGCCTTCTCAACAACGATGCCGTCGTTGCCAAGTCCAACCTTGGTTCCGTTAACGTTAAGACGATGAGTGCTGAAGACGCCGTCAACCTCTTCAACACGGTTCTCGAATCCTCTTGGAAGGCTACTCAGTACATTCGTATCCCCGATACGATCCTGATCCCGCCGGCTCTCTTTGCGGCTCTCGCCTCCAAGCAGCTCCCGAACGTTGACAAGAACGTTCTGGAATATGTCCTCCAGAACAACATTGCCGTCTCCAACGGCGGCAAGCTCACGATCCGTCCGGTTAAGTGGCTGAATGACAGCTCGATCAACAGCGGCAATGGTCGTCTGGTTGCCTACACGAAGGCTCGCGACGTTGTTCGCTTCCCGCTCGTTCAGCTCCAGTCCATGGCTCCGCAGTTCCGTGACTTCATGCAGTCCGTGCCGTACTACGGTGCTCTTGGCGGCGTTGAATTTGTCCGTCCGGAAATGGTCTACTACGGCGACCTCGCCTAAAGAGAGGAGGGCTCATGATGAAAAAGATTACCGTCGATGGGCCCGTCACTCTCAATCTCGAAGACAAGTCCCTCGCTTTTACCAAGGGGCGCGTTTACGAGGTCGAGGACGAAGTGGCGGCACACCCCTACTTGAAGCAGTACATCGTTCGCTGTGAGGACGTTGAGCAGGCTGCCAAGCCCGCTCGCAAGACGGCTCCCAGGGCGAAGAAGGAGGCCGAAGATGGCAAGTCCGACGCCGCAGGCGCTTAAGGTTTTTCGAGAAACCTTTCCTGAAATTACCGAGGACAAGTACCCGGATGCGGCGGTAAGAATCCGTCTGTCGCTCGCAGACAAGTTCTTTGCCGTCGACCGCTTTGAAGACGCCGAAGTCCGCGCACACGTCATGGGTCTGTATGCCGCTCACTATCTGACGGCATACGGCTCAACGGCATCGGGCGGTAACGGTAACGGCGGAACACTGGGTGTTGTCGCATCCAAGTCCGTAGACGGTGCGTCCGTGTCCTATGACACGAGCACTGGCACGGAAGAGGGTGCAGGGTTCTGGAACATGACGGCTTACGGACGTGAGCTTTATCAGCTCATGCAAATCTTCGGAGCTGGAGGCATCCAGATATGAAGCCCAAAACCTTGGCATCGCTTAACCACACTTCTCACGTTCAAGAACTCAACAAAAGCCTTGAACGACTCAAGAGGAGTGTGGTTTTTGTTGGCATTGCATCGGGTTCAAAGACTGATGCTCGAGAAGATGGCGGTCCGCCGAATCACCTTTTGGGCTTTGTCCACGAGCACGGTTCACCCGCAGCCAACATTCCTCCGCGTCCTTTTCTTGTGCCGGGCGTGAAGTCTGGCAAGGAGAAGGTGACGAAGCATCTTGAAGCCGCCATGCGTGCCGCGCTCAATGACGACGACAAGGCTGTGAAGGCTCTGCTTGAACAAGCGGGGTCCGACGCTGTGTTGGCGGTCCAGCTCTACATGCGTAACGGTACCTTTGAGCCGCTCAAGCCGAGCACGATCAAGAACCGCAACCGCAGTCGACTGACCAAGGGCAAGCGAGAAAACGAACAGCAAGGGGAGAACATTAAACCCCTGATCAATTCGGGCGCGTTGCAAAAGGCGCTCGACTTCTATGTGGAGGATGGTGATGGCTGGGCTTGACGTATCTGAGGTCATTCGTGATCCGTTGTTCACATCTCCCGTCACCTTGATTCCCAGAACGGAGACTGTCGACGATCTCGGAAATCCCGCGTGGGCTGATGGTGAGCGCGTGAGGATTCAAGCGGTCGTCACTTCAGACATGAAGAGCATTGAGCGCCTTCCTGACGCTCTGCAACGCGCGGGAACGATTCTTGTGCGCTTCATGAAGGACGACGCTCCTGAGGGGTTTGGACGCGGCTACGACGCTGTGGAGTGGCGCAGACGCAAGTTTGTTGTGAAGGATTGCGCGGACTACTCGCAATTCGGACAAGGCTTCATCCGCTTAACTTGTTGGCCTGAGGAGGCATCGGATGGCAGTTATCGACAGCCGATCAGCGAAAGTGCTGACGCCGATTGGCTCTGAGAACACGAAGTCACCAGAAGACAAGCTGCGAGTCTGGCTTGCCGCACTGACAGGACTCGACAATGCGCACGTCAGGCGCAGATGGCTCGCTCGACCGGGTACACGCTTCGCTCTTGATGAGGATTGGGCGGCGGTCGGCATCATTTCCGTTTCTACCTCGGGAACGCCCTATCAGCAGGGGCACAAGGGACGCTTGGACGATCCTGTCTCGGGAGACATCAAGCGCATCAGTCACCAGACTCTGACCTGCGTGGCTTCTTTCTACGGCTCAAATGCACAGGAACTCGCAGACTCCTTCCGCGAAGGCGCTCAAATCTTTCAGAACGCGAACGCGCTCAAGAAAGCGGGACTTGTGCTTCAAGGCGTCAATGAGGACATTCAGCATCTTCCTGACTTCCTCTTTGAACAATGGGTTGACCGCTACGACGTGACCTTCAAGGTTGGTCGTGAGGTCGTCCGCACATACGGCGTCCGCGATCTTGCGAGCGTCGGGGATATAGAGATTCACACTGAAAAGGGGACGCTATGACAGCACCTACTCTTCCGGTCTCTGACGTTGTCAACGTCAAGATTGAGATGTCGCCGACGGCGGCAGCTCTCCGAAATTTCGGAGCCTGCCTGATCATCGGTACTTCTGATGTCATCGACACTCAGGAGCGAATCCGCGCATACTCGGACATCACTAGCATTGCGCAGGAATTCGGCGTTAATTCGAAGGAATATCTCGCCGCACAGGCTTTCTTCTCGCAGTCTCCCAAGCCGTCTGTTGTTCAGATTGGTCGTTGGGCAAAGTCTGCTACCGCAGGCCGACTTCGTGGCCGCATGCTTACTACGAATGAGCAGGCTATCAACACCTTTACGAGCATAGAAAACGGTTCGATCACGTTCACGATTGACGGCAAGTCCAAGGCTGTTTCCGCTGTTGACCTTTCTGCAGAGACGAACCTCAATGGCGTCGCCTCTCAGGTTACGGCAGGCCTTTCCGGCTCTGGCACATGTGTCTGGTCTGGCACTCAGTTTGTCGTGACCTCTGCGACGACGGGAACCAGCTCGAGCGTGACTTGCAACGATGAAGGTACGCTCGCACAGGCTCTCGGCTTGAACTCTTCGGCTACTTCCGTCAAGGGCAGCACGGCTGAATCGCTTGTTGAGGCTCTAGCTGTTCTTACGGACTTCCAGGGTTGGTACATGGCTTGCATGGTTGGTGACGCAGGCGAGGAAGAGATGATTGCCGCCGCAGGCTTCATTGAGGCTGCTTCTCCCGCTCGCATGATCGGCTTCACGACTCAGAACACGCTCGAGCTTGACTCTACGCGTTCTGACACGCTTGGTGCGAAGCTTAAAGCACTCGGATACAACCGCACTGTGGTCATGTACTCGAGCTCTTCTGAAGTTGCCGTGGCAAGCATCTTTGGCCGCATGAGCACGGTCAACTTTGAGGGTTCCAATACGTGCATCACCTTGAAGTTCAAGCAGTGTCCGGGGGTTGCGGCTGAAAACCTCCGCATCTCTCAGGCGAACACGCTGAAGGCTCACAATGTCAATGTGTTCGCGGCTTATCAGAACGACACGAGCATTCTTCGTGAGGGCATTACCGCAGGCGGCTGGTTCATCGATGAAACGCACGGTCTGGACTGGCTCCAGAATCGTGTTGAGACCGATCTTTGGAATCTTCTCTACACGAGCAAGAAGGTTGGTCAGGACGAAATCGGCGCGGACAATCTCGTGGCAACGGTCAGCAAGTCGCTCGAGCAGGGCGTGAAGAACTGGCTGATTGCGCCTGGTGTCTGGAATGGCGATTCCTTCGGTGCGCTCAAGACAGGCGACACGCTTGCCACCGGCTACTACGTGTATATCCAGCCGTTTGACGAACAGTCTCAGTCTGATCGCGAAGCCCGCAAGGCTCCGCCGATTCAGATTGCCGTGAAGCTCAAGGGTGCAATCCACTTTGTCGACTGCACGATCACGGTCAACCGATAAGGAGAAGTAAATGTCCACATATTCCTTTATGGACGTGACGGCTACGTTTGCAGGCACAACTGGCGTGGTCGACCTTGGTTTTGGCTCTGCTGTGACCAAGGAAGGCATTACGGTCACGACCGCCAATTCCCGCAACACGATGACCGTCGGCGCGGACGGAGAGGTCATGCACAGCCTCAAGGCCGACAAGAGCGGTACTGTGACGGTACGACTGCTCTATACGTCTCCCGTCAATGCCACGCTTCAGACGATGTTCAACGCGCAGAGTCTTTCGAGCTCTGCGTGGGGCAACAACGTCATCACGATCAGAAACAAGGGCAACAACGAAATCATCACGTGCAGAAACGCCGCTTTCCAGAAGCTCCCCGACCGTACCTTCGCCGAAGAGGGGCAGATGGTCGAGTGGGTATTCGACTGCGGCAAGATTGACGTGATTACTGGGAGCTACTGATGCTTGAGCCGCTTGACGTAACGGTCGGCGGCCACCTCTACAAGGTTGGCCGTCTTGACCTTTTTGACTCTCTCAACGTGAGCCGTCTTGCGGCCCCCATCTTGCCGATCCTTTTTCATGAGGTGCTCAGCAAGGTGGCGCTTGAGGTCATGAACTCACCTGATGCGGATAAGGCAACGCCCGAGGAACGCATCGAGGCAATCGGGAAGCTGATCTATCTGTCTGCTCCGATTCTCAAAGTCCTTGCGGACATGCCGGAAGCCAACTTCCGCAAGATTGTCCGCACCTGTCTTTCTTGCGTGGAGCGCAAGTGCGACAAGCTTTGGTCAAGGGTCATGGCTGATGGGAATCTCATGTTCCAGGACATGACGCAACAGGACTGCATGACGCTTGTCATTCACGTGCTGAGCCGTGAGCTCCGCCCTACTATCGCCGCGCTCGGTCTATTTGGAGGGGCGGCGGCGAGCCAGAAGGCCTAGAGTTTCGGAAGCTTCCTGATGGGATGGACTATCTGCTACGTCCGGTGCACGCCGGCATGTGTAGATATGAAAGCCTCAAAGACGGTTCCCTCACGCTTGAAGATGTTTTGATCATGAACGTCAGTTTGGACAATCTCGCGTACAACCGCGGGCTGCTTGAAAGGGAGCGTTATGGCAACCGTACTTGAAGGATTTCTTGTTTCGCTTGGCTTTGACATCGATAAGGATGAGTTGGCGAAGTTCAATACCACCGTCGCCGAAGCCGGGCGGCGCTTCATGAGCATTGGCAAGGCGGCGGTAGGGGCCGGTGTCGCGATAGGCGCGGCTTTTGCGAAGTCTGCGGCGGAAGTCAATGACCTCTACAAAGTGTCGAACAATACGGGGACATCGATCTCCGGATTGATGAGGATGCAGGGGGCGGTCGAACGTGTTGGCGGGTCCGCCGAGGCGGTGAATGCGGCGTTTGGGGAGTTTGCAACCAAAGCAAAGACATATGGGTCGAGCTTTGAGCAGATGGTTCGCAATCAGGTTGGGGTTTCACTTCGTGACGCGACTGGCAATGCTCGAGATATGTCTGACGTGTTTGTCGACATCAGCAAAAAGCTTGCCCAGCTTTCGCGTACCGATCCAGGACTGGCGCGCATGAAGGCGGAAGCCTTGGGGCTAGGAGGAATCTTTGACGACATTGTCAAAGGAGACTTCCCAGCCGAGCTTGAGAGAGCCTCGCACTTTGCGGGGCTTTTTGGCAAGGAGATCGACAAGGGCGCAAACGCATCCCATCGAATGATGAACGAAATCTCTCAGGTGTGGGATACGGTTGCCGCCGGCGCGATGAGTGCGACGGCACAGATCACGGAAGCTCTTCAGTTGGATAAAAAGCTGTCCAGCTTCAACAATGACTTCGCAGACTTTCTGAAGTCCACGATTGACTCTCAAGTTCAGATCGTGAAAGATGCGTCGGGCTTCTTTGACTGGGTTGGGAAAGTCCTTTTCAAGTCGGGCGACTACTACGACAAGAGCCGCCAGAAGGTGCTCGAGGATCGCGTCAAGAGCGGAAATGCAACTGACGAAGAGAGGTCCGAGCTGAAGGATCTGAACAAATCGATCGAAAGTAACGCGAAGGCGGATGCCGCGCACATCGATAGACGCGTGATGAAGGCGCAGGGGTTCGATGACGACTGGGACGACACGACAAAGCTAAAGGCAAAGTTCTTTGGCGTAGACACGAATGACGTCGAGGCAATGAAGGATATTGGCTCTCGACGTGTCGAGACGGAAGATCTGATCGAGGTAGAGGACGACAAGGACGCTTACATGCTGGGCCTCGAGCTTCAGAAGCGTCAGCGCAGAGCCGACCAAGAGCGGCTGTACTTTGACGGAAGCCCTTACGCAAAGGAAGCGGCCGCACAAAAGGCGGCAGGCGTTTCATCTTCCGTGTCCAACAGCCAGGCTACGAACATCACTCAGACGATCAACATCACGGCTCCCGACGCTCGTGCCGCAGGCATGGCGGTTGCGCAGGAGACCAAGAAAGCCGCTTCGCACGGCAATAGGGGGCTGATCTAATGCCATCGCTACCGTACAGCCTCGAGGCGCTCCTGCTGGGACGCTCGAGAGGCATTACGCCCGAAGAGGGCGACGCGATCATCCCTGACGTGGTGATCTCTGAGACTCACGATGACGATGTGACGGTCACGCAACATCCGGTTGATACGGGTGCGCCCATTGCGGATCACGCATTCGTTCAGCCGGCAATCGTGACTTGTGTGTTTGGATGGTCTGATTCGTCAAGGTTGATTAACTCTGCACTTGACGGCTCGATCCTCAAGGGCATGCAGACCACGAAGGACGTTTACGACAAGCTGCTTGAACTCAAGAATGCACGCATGCCGCTTCACTTGTCGACAGGCAAACGCAAGTATGACTGCGTGCTGATTACGAAGCTGAAGGTTTCTACAACAGCCGATACCGAGAGTTCGGCAATCATCGAAATCACCTTTCAAGAGGTTCTGCTTGCCGAGGCGAAGACGGTATCTCTGAACGCGGCCAGGCAGAAAAACCCCAAGAGGACGGCATCAAAGAAGTCGGGCTACAAGCAACTTATCCCTTCTGAGGGCTATCGCTATGGAGGCAAATGATGGTGATGTATCGCATCCCTCTTGAAGCAGGGGCGCAAAGCTTCTCGATCATGCTTGGCGACAACCAGTACGAACTCACGCTCGTGTATCGCGATTGCCTTTATGGCGGCTGGTATCTGGACGTGGTTCGATCTGATGGCGAGGTTCGCTGTTTGGGGGTCCCGATCATCGTTGGTGTCGATCTCTTCGCTCAGCACTCTTACAAGGGCATTGGGCATCTGTATGCGTCCCTTGACGGCGGCTCGCTTCGAGTTCCGACCTATGAGGATATGGGTTCAAGCTTGATCCTGACGTGGAGCCCTGACGATGAGTGAGACAAAGTACAAGCAGTGGCTTCGCTACTTTCGCTTGATTGTGCAGACTGGTAACGGACAGGAGGCGCTAGACCTCAGCAACTTCCGGTGCAAGTTTCACATTACCCAGGCGATTGTTGGAAAGCCCTGCACGGCTGAAATCACCGTGTACAACGTGTCAACGGAAACGATTGACCGCATTCAGGCTCCTGTGAATGCTGTTGTGAAGCATAAGCATATGAAGGTGATCATTGAGGCTGGGTATCAGGAATCCCACTCTCTGATCTTTCAGGGTGACTTGTGGTGGAAGTCAACGGGCAGGGAGTCCGAGACAGACACTTACATGCGCCTGATTGCCGCTACTGGAGACCGTGCGCATCAGTACGCTGTTTGCAATGTCTCGCTACCGAAAGGCTCGACGCAGGCGGACGTGTACGACGCTGTTGTGACAAGCATGAAGCCTTACGGCGTTTCCTCGCCAAAGAAGCCTGATTTCATGGAGGGGCGTCTGTTGCGCGGCAAGGTGATCTTCAAGATGGCTGCGGATGCCATGCAGGGCGTAGCTGATACGAATGCTTTTGAGTGGGGCTACGGTACGGAAGGTGTTACCACGATCCGCAAGGACATGACGTACAAGAAAACCGAGGAAGTTGTGGTTCTAAATGCCAATACGGGGCTTATTGGTCGTCCGACCGTCACCGTTGATGGCGTAGAGGCTCAATGCCTTCTACAGCCTCGAATTGATGTTGGCTCGCTTGTGCTGATCGACAACAACTCCATTCAAGGCGGCGATTACGACACAGCTGTAGATGCCGATCTGATGAGTCAGCAGGCGGCTACGGGCGGCTTCATCTCTGGTGACGGTCTCTATCGCGTACTGAGCCGCGAGCACGTCGGCGACACTCGCGGGAACGAGTGGTACACGAAGATGGTGTGTGCGGGCGTCAATGCCGCGCAGACTCCTATGAACCCAACGGCTTTGAACAACATCCCGAATCTATGATCTCAACGAACGAAAGGATCGGCGATCCTACATCAGAAAGAGACGCGCATTTTACGGGGCGTCAAGCGATGATCTGGACGGCTCTGCCGGGGATCATTCAGAAGTTCGATCCTGTCGAACTTACGTGCGAGGTTCAACCGGCTATCCAAGGCAAGCGGGTTCTTGAGGATGGTGGCGTTGAGGTAGTGAATCTGCCTCTGCTGCTTGACTGTCCCGTTGTCTTTCCGCATGCGGGCGGATGCTCGATGACGTTCCCGATCAAGACCGGCGACGAATGCCTTGTGGTTTTCGCCTGTCGAGCCATTGACGTGTGGTGGCAGTCTGGAGGCGTTCAGCCGCCTGCTGAGACTCGCATGCATGACTTGTCGGACGGCTTTGTCATCCCTGGCCCTTGGAGTCAGGCTCAACGCATCTCGGGCGTCTCGACCTCGAGGCTTGAGATCAGGAGTGATGATCATCGGGCATTGATCTCCATTCATCCGAAATCTCATGACGTGACCGTAGAAACGACAGGAACGCTGACAGGGACGATAGGAGGCGCGACGACACTCAAGTGTCCGACGCTGACGATTGAATGCCCGTCAACGACGATTACTGGTGACGTGAAGATCGAAAAGAGTCTGACCGTTGTCGGTGCTATGACAGGCAAGGGCGGCTTGAGTGTATCTGGTGGCTCCGGTGCAACCGTCTCGGGCGATGTTGTCGCCGATGGCATCAGCCTCAAAGGTCACACGCACACGGCGCAGGGCGAACGCTCAGAGACTTCGCCTGCGCACTGATGCGAGACCACAAAAAAACAAAGCCCGTTGGGAGTGCGATCCCGACGGGCTTTTTTAACACCTTTGCGAAGTGTCTACATGGAGAGTTTAACTCAAATATTAGTGGGTTTACTAGGTCTGACGACTATGAAAAAAGACAAAGAACTGCCGTGGGTAATAAGGCTGGCTAGATGGTTGGCGTTGATCTACGCGGTAGGTTATGTGACCCATTGCTTCATGAATTGGTTTTTCTAGAGGTGCAAATGTTTCTCTCAGAAAAGAACTTGCCATCACAAGGTAAGGCACTTGCATGGGCGATTGTGTCGGTTGTGTGTGCTGTTGCCTTCTGGCTTGTGTGTGATGCGATAGGACGGCTCTCATGAAGGTTAGGAAGCTTGATGAGGCGGGCGACATGACGATGGGCAGGGGAAGCTCCTGCTTTCTCGCAGATACGCCCGATGCGGTCGCCCAGAACGTTATGACGCGGCTGGCTTTATGGCGCGGCTCGTGGTTTCTGGATACGACGGAAGGTACACCTTGGCTTCAAGAGGTTCTGGGCAAGCATGAGGCTGTTGAGTTCGTGCTGAGAGCCAGGATTCTTGACACCCCGGGCGTGACGGAGATTTCAAAGTTTGAGTCGATCCTGAATCCCGACACGCGAACGATCCGCATCAGTGCGGAAATCGTAACGCGATACGGTACGGCAAACATTGAGGAGGTTATCGGATGACGATTGACAGTCCGATTTTTGTAGTGTCCGCAAGCGGCATTACGGCACCGACATACGACGAAATCCTTGAGTATTTCAAGGACAAGGCGAAGTCAATCTTTGGATCAGACATCAACCTTGATGCTGATACGCAGGATGGACAGTTGCTGGCAATCTTTTCCGCAGCCATCAATGATCTGAACGCTCAAGCCATTTCCGTTTTCAATGCATACAACCCGAATACGGCTTCTGGCGTTGCGCTTGACTGTGCGGTCAAAACGAATGGTCTCACGCGCCATGACGCCTCCCGTTCTCAGGTTGACTTGAAGCTTGTCGGCGTGGCCGGAACGGTGATCAACAACGGCGTGGCAATTGACTCTTCGGATAATCGCTGGCTTCTTCCGTCGACGGTTTCTATTCCGCTTTCAGGCGAAGTTGTTGTGACGGCTGAGTCTCAGGAGGTCGGTGCGGTTTCCGCAGGCGCAGGTTCGATCACAAAGATCGGTACTCCTACGCTCGGGTGGCATAGCGTCACAAATCCTTCTTCAGCGATTGAAGGCGTTGACATTGAGTCTGACGTGGCACTCAGAGAGCGCCAGTCCCTGTCGACCATGCAGCCAACCGTTGGACTCTGGGAAGGGTTGATTGGTTCAATTGCTCAGCTTGACGACGTTCATTCAGTTGCCGGTCGACACAATGATACGGGCGAGACCTCGACAGACGGCATTCCCGCTCACTCAATTGCTGTTGTCGTTGCCGGTGGCGATGTGAACCAGATTGCGGACACGATCTTTAAGAAGAAGAGTCAGGGCGTGGCAACGCATGGTAGCACGAGCGTCCAGTACCTCGATGCATTCGGGAACGTGAACAATATCAAATTTAGTCGCCCGTCAGACGTTCGGGTGTCCGTCAATATGTCGATTAAGCCGACAGATGTCTGGTTGAGTACTGTCGAGGGTGAGATTAAAGAGCGCGTTGTGTCGTACATCAACGGCCTCAGCATCGGCGAGTCGGTCGACCCTGCGAAGGTGGCGACTGTAGCGGTTCTCAAAAACGACTGTACGTTTGATGTTGCCTTCACGCTTGAAAAGCTGTTGCTCAATTCTTCGGCGGCTTCTGTGAAGATTGCCTGGAATCAGAAGGCTGTTTGTTCTGTGTCGGACATCAACATCACGGTGGGGTAATGCCATGCCGAATGAAAACGAATACACAGAGCTGATCACGGGGGCGCACAGAGATAAGCCCCGCTTTACGGAGTGGGTTTATCAGCTGACAGAACCCGTTTTGAATGCGCGTCAAGACCTCGCGTACATGATCAAGCAATACGACTTGGATTTGGCAGAGGGTACTCAGCTTGATGCGATTGGCGTGCGCGTGGGCGTGACTCGTCAACTGAAACTACGCATTACAGATGTCTTTTTTGCGTTTGACGACGTGGACGGCATCGGCTTTGACCTTGGCATTTGGAAGACCCCGAGAGATGACACCTACGGCATCACCGAGTTGAGTGATGAGGTCTATCGCGTTCTTCTCAAAGCAAAGATTGCGCTCAACCAGTACGGGGGTAAGAACGAGGCTCTTGATGACCTCTTGCGATTGGTGATGTCGGCCTTTGGGGTTAACTCTGCGCAATGGTCATACGTCGACAACCAAGACATGAGCATTGACATCTATGTCTTCAAGAGGTCTGTTCCTCCGATTGTCTGGGAGATTTTCAGCAAGAAGGTTTTCACGCTCAATCATGCAGGCGTGCAGGAAAGCGTGTGGCCGTCGACCGCGGGGAACTTGGCTACGACAGACGGCGTACTCCTGACGACCGATAACGATGACTTTTTACTTATGGACTTGAAGTAATGGCAAAGAATTATTTGATCCCGTTCGCCAACGGCAAGGACGCGAACATTGCGAGCGAGGCCGAGTGGGAATCCGACGAGATGGCCTCGACTGTTTCCAAGGGTTTTCAGTCTGGCATTGCGCGATCGGATCGTGTGAACCGAGCAATTGCACAGGGTGCGAGCGCGGGTTTCTCCATCGGTCAGCTTGTGGCTGACTATGCCAGTCAGGATGCGGGCATTGATGCGCAGGCGCTTTATGACGGCTTCAAAAAGGCGTTGGAGAAGGTCGCGAGGTTATCTGTTGTTGACGTGATCTACCCGGTTGGCAGCATCTACTGTTCGACCGCTTCGGTCAACCCGAACCAACTGTTTGGCGTCGGTGTTTGGGAGCGCATTGGCGCGGGCCGCTGTCTCATCGATGCGGGTGAAGGCTTTGCGCCGGGCTCGCTAGGCGGTGCTGATACATGTCAGTTGACGGTTAATGAACTGCCCTCACATTCTCACTCGGGGTCGTCGTCCTGGGCAGGCGATCACGCGCACACCCGAGGGAATATGAATATTACGGGTAAGTTTTCGAATTACGACCATCCGGGTAATGGTGTCGTTGGAGTGGAGGGCGCATTTTATAAGGACGGAAACTACAACGCCAACACCAAGGCTGCGGGCGGAGATGACTGGGGCAAGTGGATAGCTTTCGACGCCTCTCGCACGTGGTCTGGTGAAACGTCTTGGAACGGAAATCACTCGCACGAGATCTATATCGGCAATACGGGTGGCGGTAATCCGTTCTCCGTCAGGAATCCGTATATAGCGGTTTACATGTGGAAGCGCGTTTCTTAAGGAGTAGAGATGGCAATCATCAAAGTAAGCGATCTTCCTGAGAAGGCTGATCTAGAGAGCACGGACAAGATCGTCGGGTACAGCTCTTCCGGCGGAACGTCCCTGCTGCTTGGGCAAGCGTTCATGGACATCAAGACGGCGGCCAAGCAGTCGGAGACGAACGCGAAGCAATCCGCAGAATCGGCGAACAAGAGCAATGTCGACCTGACTGAAAAGATTGCTCAAGCAAAAACTGACCTGAGCAATCTGAAGAATGAGGGCGTGACAGCCATCAACTCTGCGAAGACGGCGGGAGTTAACGAGGTCAATGACGCGAAGACAAAGGCGGTGAGCGCGGTGACCGCTCAGCAGTCAACCTCTGTAAGCGCCGTACAGGCTGCTCAGTCCGCCGCGGAGAGTGCTGTCGAGCAGGAAAAACAGAGTGCTGTAGCGGCAGTGCAAGCGCAGGAGTCCACGAGCATCGAGAACATCAAGAAAAACGGGGCTGTGCTTTATGTCGCCCAGTCTCTGACAGATCAGCAAAAGACACAGGCGAGAACAAACGTAGACGCAGTTGGGCTTACGGAGCTTGAAACTGCTCTCAAGGAACTTATTGTCGAATTTGGCGGGCAGGTTCCCGCATAAGGAGGAGGCGTGAAAACGTTATCTGATGTGAAAGCCGAATACCTGGCGGAGGCTATGGCCTCGCCAGTAGGCGGCTATGTGGTGATGGATCGCAACGGCAAAGTAGCGGCGCACTCTAACAGTGAGTTCGTCCATTGCTTTGTTGATCCGCTCGATCTTGAGGCCGCTCGTGCCAATGGCTACGAGTGCAAGGACGAAGAGATTGACGGTCGTGTTCTGACGTGGGTGACTGCAAAGGAGCGTCCTGGTGAACTCTTCAGGTCTGCTGACGGTGGCTACTACGCCGCCGCTGCTCTGCCTGAGAACGACGATGCTTTTGTCACTGAGCGATATGCAGCCGAAGTTCGGGCTGAGCGCAATGCCCGCATCTCTGACACGGACTGCTACGTCCAACTGACGGACATGACGGTGCAGAAGGAAGCGAAGTCTGCTCGTGAGGCGCTGACTGATGAGGAGCGTGCGGAGGTGATGACGTACCGTGAAGCGCTGAGAGACATGCCTGCGCTTGAAGGCTTTCCTTTCGTCGAGTATCCGACGATTCCCGCGTGTATTGAGTACGAGTGCGGCCAGAAGGCTGATGCCCGTGCTGTGCAGGCAAACATGTATAGGGGGTTCTGATGGCTACATTGAAAGATCACATTAGAGCGGTAGTAAAGACACGTACTACACCTTCTGAAGCAAGTAACGCGTCAAGTATTGGAAGCACTCTGATTGAGGTTTCCGGGCCAGATTATGTTGCATCAAGTGACGGATATGTAAATGCCTATTTTCATGTTGCTTCAGCCCCTGGAGCATTTGGCGTTTTGACAAACCACGGCGCGCAAATAAGCAGTACGCAACTTGCTTCTGCGGCATCTGTAAATTTGCAGGCTACACTGCCCGTTTCAAAGGGGCAGGCTATTAACGTTTATCAAACAGGATTTGAGAAAGTGAAATTGTATTTCATTAAAACTATCGGGGGGGGGTATAAACGATACCTTTCTTCGCTGTCTCGCAGTCGTTTCGGAGGTGCGCCATGGCTTCGCTTGAAGACTACCTCCGAAACTTTGCCAAGGCTGGCAGCGGGTTTGCCGCTCCGTCGGCAAGGCGGGTTTCTTTCACGCCCGTTGTCGACACGGGTAATGAAGCGTGGGGACACGAAACCGCTCCTTCAGTCGGCCTCTTCGTTATCAAATTTGTCGACGCAAACATCGGTTACTGGGATATCCAAAACCAGACTTCACACGCCAATACTTGCGGGGCAACTCTCGGCCAGCACACAGGGGCGGGCTACGTGCCCTGTAACAAGGGCGATGCAATCGCGTACCACCTTGGGAGCACAAGCGGACAAACCCCGAATGCAAGTGCCGTTGAGGTCTACTTCGTTCCTTCTCTCGGTAGCCAGTAACAACGCTCGCATGGAGGTAGCGGCATGAGTATCAAGGATCAACTTCGTGCCGCTATCTTGAGCGGTGGTATGAACGGCTCGGCACCATCGACGTCTACGTCGATTACGCTTGCGGACAATACGAAAAACTTTGTCCCGCCTTGCGACGGCTATCTGCACTTTCGAGGCGAACTTGACTCCAACGATAAGTGGCTGAGTCTGCTCCAATACGACTACGGGAGGTCGTATGACAATACGGGTTCTGCGCCTCTGGAGGATGTTATTCGCGTCCGCAAGGGTGTCCCCGTCTTATTCAATGCCAAGGAAGGCGTTCTAATCAGGCAGTTGAAGTTCTTTAAGTGTGTCGGGGGGGGGTAAAATCCCTGTGGCACAGCTCTTTTGGAGGGTTGTGCCATGCTTAAGAACCTGCTTAACTCGTGCTTTGACGCCTATCGCGGATCGCATAAGAGTGTCGTCGCAGGGCACAATATTGCAACTGACATCTCGTTCCCGACAGGGTATGAGAATGTTAACGCAAACACTTACGTTCCTCCGTGCGACGGCGTGGTCGTCATCCAGTGTGAGCCCGCTGAAGGCTACGCCTACTACAACCTCACGGTTCGACGAGATCAGCTCGACTGTGGGTTCGTTGGGAGCTACGGGCAGACGTGGCCGGTTCTTGAGACTCCTTGCCGAAAGGGCGAAACGATTCACTGGTACGCGTGGATCGATGGAGCTGCTCAGAACATCAAGGCGCACATCCGCTTTTACCCATACATCGGCTCTTAACGTTTGCTTCGGAGGTGCTTCTTATGAATAAGGATCTCCTCCGAGCATTCGGCAAGGCATCGGCAATGAACGCCTTCCCGTCCAGTCAAAAGATCGACATTCCTGTTGTCGCCGATCAATGGTGGAACGTGTACGTAGCACCTGCTGATGGGTTCGTTTTTGCTAAGGGTAGCACTCACAGTGGAGAGGCGAACTCTGCTGTTGCGGAGGTGCTTGCAGATGTTGGTAGCTTTTCTGGTCACGCATATGGCGAGGCCAAAGTGACGATCCCTGTGAGAAAGGGCGAAACAGTGCAAATAGCGGTGAAGGGAGAACTCGGCGTCTACGCAGGATTCATTCCTGCGAAGGCCAGCACGTAGCCAATCTAAAAACAAATCAACAACGACTCCCTCGAGTGAAAGCTCGGGGGAGTTTTTTTGTGCGCGTGTGCTTGAAGTCTCGTTAGAGACTCAAGGCATGCGGGAGGTTATATGCCATACAGAGATTTAAGTGACGGGCAGATTTTGGCCGCCGCAGGTGGTTTTGCGACGATCTGCGGCTGGCTTTCTTATTTGCTCAAGGTTCAGGAAGGCAAGGCTTTCACCTGGCGAGAGTTCTTGCTTCATGGTGCGATCAGTGCTGTATGCGGGCTGATCAGCTACGAGGTGCTTTTTTACGAAGGGTTTCCGCCGCAGTTGTGTGGGGCCTTGAGCGGCATGGCTGGGTGGGGCGGCACGCGGGTGATCCGTCTTCTTGAGGTCGTTCTGCAGAAGCGCCTTGGTCTGGATAAGGAGGATTTGAAGTGAAGAATTTTGGCGAGTATTCGGCGGAAGTCGCGATGGACTTCATCGAGGCTTGGGAGGGCTGCCGCCTGCAGGCGTACAAGTGTCCTGCCGGTATCTGGACGATTGGCGTCGGCCACACTGGCCCCGACGTGCATGAGGGCGACGAGATCACCTACGCGCAGAGCCGTGAGCTCCTGCGCAAGGACATCGAGGCCGTGGTCAAGGCCCTTGCGCCGTTCGTGAATGTGCACGTGACTGAGGGCCAGTACGTCGCGCTCGTTAGCCTTGCGTTCAACGTGGGCGCGTCCTACGTCGTGCACAACTGCCCGAGGCTCATGAGGGCCCTCAATGCAGGCGACGTCGAGCAGGCCGCGCATCAGTTCCTCGACATCACGAAGGCGGGCGGCAAGGAGCTTCCGGGGCTCGTCCGCCGCCGCAAGTCCGAAGCGAAGCTTTTCCTTGGGGAGGACTGAGATGGTCTACTTGCGTTGGCTTCTTTCGATGCCTCTGAGCTACCTGATGCTTCTCGTCGGCTTGATCCTCGCGCCCGTTCTTCCGTTCTTCGTGGACAAGGAAACGCACCGTCTGCCGAAATGGCTCGATTGGTTCGCCACTGACGACAACGACGCAGACGGCGACGAGGGCCACTGGCAACGATGGCCGGGGACGGATGCCTGGGCGACGTACAAACGTCGAGTCGCGTGGATGTGGCGCAATACATGCTACGGCTTCGACATCAATGTGCTCGGGGTCGAGGTGCGCTCGAGCGACTCGTGGGAGGTGACTGGCGATGAGAATGCCTCCGACACGAACGGCGTGTCAGGCACGTGCCGCAGGCGTTGCCGCCGCGATGGGAAGCTCATCGCGTTCCAGCTGTACTACATCAAGCACTACAGGTTGCTCGGCAGGCCGTGCTGTGTGCGGATCAACGTGGGTTGGAAGCTGTGGGGATCCCGAGACAAGAAGGCACAGTACGTCGGTATTTACCTGAATCCCGTGAAGGGATGGAAGCTGTGAGCTAGACGCCACAGAAATGAAAAGCCGCTCAGGGGCGGAATCCTGAACGGCTCGTAAGACCCAAAACGCGAAAGGTGTCTATAGGAGATATTTTACCAAATTTGATAGCCGCACTGCGGCTTGGAGAGCTGATGATGGAAGAGGAACTGACGTGGCAGGCTGTCGGGATGTACGTCGTTTTCTTGGCGCTCGGGGGCGTAGCGATTGCGTGGGGAATGGCGAAGGCAGTCAAGGCGTGGCGTGACGCGTTGAAATGATGAGGAAACGAGATGGCTTCTTGGATGAAGGCGGCGGGTTCTGTAGCCGCAGGCGTCGGGATCTTCGTCGCGGGCTACCAGTATGCCGCCGCCCTGTACGGGCAGGACATCGCTGAACTGCGCGAGGACTACGCCACTCGTGCGCAGGCCCTTGAGGCCAAGTATCGTGAGAAGGAGAGAACCTATGCACAGTGCCTGGTGGATGCGTGGGAGGCCCGGGACAAGGCGCTTGCTCGCGTCGACGATCTTGGCGCTGATCTTGAGCGGGTGCGCCTCGAGGCCGACGCAGCCCGCCGTCGACTGTCCGCAGTCACCGCAGGTTCCTGCGGCGCTGAAAGAGAGCAGCTTGCCCGATGCGCAGACCTTGTCGAGCGAGGCGCAGAGCTGGTTCGACGAGGTGTCGACCTTTCTGAGCGGACTGCGATAGACAAGGACGCTCTGACAAAGATCGTCAGTCAGTGACGAAGCTGTAGACGAATTTGGCCGAAAACTTAGACGAAGGGGTGGCGCCAAAATGGGTTGAAATCGCCCGCAATCGTTCTGCCCCAACAGTTTGAGGATGGCGCCTAACGCTGGTAAAATGGTCGTAACAACACCGCGCAAGCCTAGATCTCCGGTTATCCAGAGAGCTGCACTGGGGTATGACGTCATATTCTCCGAACCAGTGGATGCTCACTCCGCGCGGTTTCCTTTTTATTCGTAATTGATAGCCTGGGGCATCGGATCTGATACGGCTCTAATTATGTAGAATTCTACGTAATTAGAAATTTCCGCCGCTCCGCAAGGCAAATTTATACGGGCTACGAGAGTATTGATGTTCGATCATATGGAGCGTCGAGAAATCCTGCCCCTGAAAACGCCCCGCCTACCATCATCGGTAGGTGGGGCGTTTTTCTATTTGTGGTCGCTCAGCAGGCTCATCGGCAGGATCGCATCTGCCCATTGCTGCATGACGGGACGACGTAGTTCACATAGGTCGTCACGCTGATATGTTTGCTCAACGGCGTTGCCGGTTGCGTGCATCAAGCATTTCTCTGCGACGACTCTGTCCACACTGTTTCTGGCCGCCCAGTCTCGGAAGGTCGAACGGAATCCGTGCATTGTTACTTTGCCGTCTGTGAGCCTGCTGACCGTGTGATACGGGTTGTCGATGCGGATTGGTCTGTGCGCCCAGTAAGGCGACGGAAAGAACGGTCCCTTTTGGCTCGGGTTAGCGGCAAGCAGCACTTCAATGGCTTGATCGCTCAGAGGGACACGGTGCGGGAAAGGCTTGCGGTCCTTTCTGCGAGCAGGCGGGATGTACCAGATGCGCTCTTCGAGATTGATTTCATCCCAAAACGCGAGCGTAAATTCCTTTCGGCGCGTGGCGGTCAAGATGCCGAAGAGTGCGGCAAGACGTGAAGAAGGCTCTCCGACCTCGCCTGCAAGCAATCGACTGGCAATGTTGATCGCCTCATCAAGCGTAGCGGCAGGGCAATGCCTGGTGGTGTAGATGCGCTGAGGTGATGGCAACCATGCGTCCAAATTGCCGCGCCAAGTAGCCGGATTCTCTTTGTTGTAAAAACCTTCACGTTTTGCATAGGCAAAGACGGTTTCCAAGAAACCACGGGCTTTGATGCCTGTCGGAGTCTGATCCTTCCAGAGCGGATTGAGGATTGAAAGGATGTGAGACGTTTCGACCTCTTTAATCGGCATGTCTCCGATGTGCTGGACGGCGAGGCCGAGGATACACCGACGCCATTCATTGATGCTGTGCTTGTTCTTGTATTGCTTGACCTCAATGATGATCGGGATGATGCGCTCGGCATATTCCTTGAATGTTGGTTCGTGCTTTGTCTTAGCCGGTGCTTTCTTTTCTTCTCTGAAAGCCTTCGGGTCGACCCCCTGTGTGAGGAGAGTGTGGCATTTGAGTGCCTCATCCTTCGCCATTTGAATCTTGATGAATGTTGGATCACCCAGTGATAGATCCTTGCGCTTTCCGTCGAACGTGTATCGGAAGACAAACGCTCTGCTGAGTCCGTTTCTTCGGACGACGAGGTACAAATTCGGCGCGATCTTATATCGTCCATCGCCTACTGTCAGAATGTTTTTGGCCGTTATGTTCAT